TTATCTGTTAGTACAACTCCTCCACCAGCGATACCACCAATAGTTTTGTTTGCATTGAAACTTATAGTACTGAAATCTCCTAGTGTACCTGCTTTTACACCATTGATACTTGATCCTATGGCTTGAGCTGCGTCTTCAATAAAAAATATATTTTTCTCTTTACAAAATTCTAATATATCTGTTATATTAGACATGTTGCCAAATAAATGAGGATAAACAATTGCTTTTACTTCAGGTTGATACATTCTTTTTATACTATCTAATGTCATATGATAGTTTTTTAAATCAATATCACAAAACACAGGTTTAGCACCTACCATAGATATACAAGACGCTGTTGATATCCAAGAAAAGTTTGTTGTTATTACTTCATCACCTGGTTTTATTCCTAATGTTATTAAAGAAAACATTAAGGCGTCTGTACCGTTTTGACAAGCAACAGCATATTTTCTTCCAATTGTGTTTGTTATTGTTTTTTCTAGGAACTCTATATTTTGTTCCTGTTTTTCTTGCATTGCTTCATCAAAGAGTTTAATATATTCATCTTTGTTCCATTCATATTCTTTATGCCATGCGTCCATTATTTAATATCCTTCGCTACTTCTTTACCTTTTTCATAATAAGTTTCAATTTTTATATTGTCATCTGACTTTCTTGCCTTACAATGAAAGAGACAAGTTTGGTTAATTCTATTTATGTTGTCTCCTATATCTCTAGCTTGGACTAGATCATCTTCAAATTGTTTCCATTCTTTTGTATCAAGTATTTCATCTATACTATTATAATCTTTAAGCTTACTAACTTTATAAAGAGGTTTATATAACTCAGCCTTTGTTGTTTTAGGGTGATCGCACCAACAACAAGGTATTAAATGACCTCTATTATCTATTGCCAAAGGCATAGGTTGAAAGTCTTTGTTATCTGGATCAGGTAAACATTTAGGTTTTAATTTCATTTAGTTGTACCTTTATAAACAGCCGCCTTTGATTTTAATGAGTTTGTAGGTTTAAAAGGATCATCATCACCCAACCACCTTGAAGATTCTATTTGTATAAAACTTAATCCTTCATCTTCGGCCATTTTCTTTGCTGTTTCAATATCGTTTTCATTATATTTAAATCTAATATATTGCCACACTGGTGTACTCAATAAGTGTTTTTTGGCCTCTTTCATTATCTCAAACATTTTAATACCATCTTGATTCTTCCTATATTTATGGCTGTCTTTAGGAAGACCATCACAAGCAAATATCCAAACTGCTTTTGGATTTGCCTGCCAAGATTTAATATACCAAGATATAGGTTTAGCTGTAGCTGCATTATGAACAAAAACCTCTGGCACATCTTTAAGCATTTTCATTATTTCATTAAATTTAGGGTGATGTACTGGATCCGATAACTGTCCACAAAAACCAATATCTATAAAATGTTTTGCTATCATATCTAATTCATCTAACGTTAGATCACGTCCATGAGGTACCAAACCATCATTGGTAAACGATGTTTGTCTTTGACAGTTAGGACATTCAAGAGGACATCTATGGGTCACATCTAAATTTAACCTACGTCTTTTTTTAAAATATCTCTCCATTATTTTATCTATTTTTTAATTCTTCTTCGTTTTTCTTTTTCCATTCATCGGTTGTGTTTGTATCTTCCCATTTGTACACTTCTTTTTCAGTACGACTACAACCTAAACAGTAACCACTATTTACATCAATACTACAAACACCTATACAAGGAAAACGATATATTTGATGACTGCTAATACTGAATACCATTATTTCGTTTCTTTCTTTAATTCTTTTCCGTCTCTAAATGTTGTTTCTACTTTTATCTTATCTGCTTCTTCTCTTGTTTTACAGTGATGAATACAGACACCATTTATTTTTTCTAGATTATCTCCTACGTCTCTAGCTCTGATTAAATCATTTTCAAATTCTTTCCATTCTGGTTGATCCATCAATTGTTTAACTGTATCAAAGTTTTCAAGTTTACTTACGTCATATATTTTTTTAAACTTTTCACTATTAGTCACAACTCTTTCATCACACCAACAACAAGGTAACAAATAACCTCTATTGTTTATTGCTACAGGCATTTCTATATAATTTGGATCATCTGGATTAGGAAGACAGCGAGGTCTCAATTTAATATTCTTCATATAATCTCCTGCCTGGTAATTTATTTTTTAATACTGGTTTATATTTTCCTGTTGGTAACAATGGGTCTGGTTTTCCGTCTCTATCTTTCCATCTGGAAGATTGTGTTAACAGAAAATCTATTCCATTACTATTAGCCATAATCTTAGCTTCTTCTATATCATTTTCATTATAATTAAATATTATAAACTGCCATATTGGTATTGTATTTAAATGTTTAATTGACTCTTTCATTATTTCAAACATTTTTTCCCCGTTTTGATTTTTCCTATACTTGTGACTATCTTTAGGTAAACCGTCACACGCAAAAGTCCACAAAGCATTTGGATTTGCTTTCCAAGATTTAATGTACCATGCCATAGGTTTTGCTGTAGAGGCATTGTGTACTAAAACTTCCGGTATTTCAAGTTCATGTAATCTATTTAATATTGTAGGAAATTTAGGGTGATGTATTGGATCAGATAATTGTCCACAGAAATCAAAAGACTTAAAATGTTTTGCTAATTTTTCTATTTCATCCATTTTTAAATCACGGCCATGAACCACTTTACCTCTAAATGTAAAAGCAGTTTGTCTTTGGCAATTAGGACATTCTAAAGGACATCTATGAGAAGAGTCTACATTTATTGTTGTTCTAGTTTTAAAATAGGTCATTCATTGCCTTTATAATTACTTCTATATTTGGTTTATTAACAGGATCAGTAAGACAGTTAGCAGGCCTTTTATAGTAAACAGGTCCTCCGTCTTTAATATTTTTATCTCTTGCATATATAAAATTCATTCCAAAGAAACGACACTCTTGCATTAATCTTGGTGCCGGATCAAAAGTATGTTTAGTATAAACGTAAGTATCAAACATACCTAATAAATTTTTTACAGGTACAAATACGTGATTTAAATTATAATCAATGTACTTATCTTTGTATGCCAGGATACCATGATTTTGATACTTATGAATATGTTTTTTTATTTCAGTATAATAACTTTCATTTGTGCCTAAAAATAGATATTTAAACTTGACATCTTTTACTATAGGTTTATATACACTATAGTTAATAATTTTTTCAAATTGTCTACCTACACCATTGGTATAAACTTCGTGATCGCATAAGTCAATTATTTTTTTAGGTTTAAAAAATTCTAATGCTAATGGATAATCTTTTGGGTGGTTTTCTGAATAAACAGATATAAGAGGTAGTTTAAATAATAAACGTAAAGTCAATTGTGTATCTTTATCGTAATCTTTAATACTCCTATATGCTAGAGTTATCATACTTCTACCCATAATTAAATTGACTTCTTTTTCATTTTCTTCATAATCAAAATACATAGGTTCATAATTTATATACTTTTCTGACATTGCAGTTATATAAGATTCTTCTGAATATTTTGGGTGTGGTATTACCACAACTCTTGCGTCAATTCCTAGTTTTTTTAAATAGCTACATTGTTCATAACTATAGTGTAATAGTCCATCTCCAGGTTTACTTGTGACAATTATATTTAATCTGGTCATATATTATATTAACATTTTTTTCTATTTTTGGCAACCTGGTCATATTTATAAGGCGTATAAATACTTGTATAGAGAATGGAGGCCAAATGACGGTAAAAGAAAAACATAAAGAGTTAAAAAAACAAGTTAATGAAGCCGAAGTGAAACGAAAAATCAGAAGAGGTCCAAAAAGTTGGGCGGATATAAGAACCTTAAAAAAATTAAAACTAGCAGCTAAAGATAAATTAGTTATAAGTAAAGCATGAAAACTTATCAATACGATTTAGAAAGAATTAAAAAAGAAGTAGAAAGTTTACCAGAGTATGGTAAACAAATATATTTACAAGGTGATTCCAAGGATATGGATCCTCAAGCAGGCGCTGGTAAAGGATATGAAATAGATAATGCTGAACATTTGTATAATGTTCCACTATTTGATCTCCCTTATATCAACGCTATCATGGATGACCATAATCTATTACGAACAAGGATAATGAAAATGAAACCTAAAGCATGTTATCTTTGGCATGCTGACTTAACAAAAAGATTACACATACCAGTAAACACACATGAACATTGTTTTTTATTAGTTGATAATGAAAGAATACATTTGCCAGCCACAGGAGAGGCATATGTTGTTGATACAACAAAATTTCATACAGCATTAAATTGTTCTAAAGATTGTTTAAGAACACATATAGTTGGAGCATTGCCAAGTGATTGATAGATTTCCTACGGCTGAAGAAAGATGGCCTAGAGCAGGAGAAGTTATTAAAGAAAATATATTATATGACGCTGTTATAACGTCACTACCAGGAATGGATAAATCTAAACCGGCACCTGGTCCATCTTTTTTAAAAGGGTATCTAGAACCATTAGGATTTAAAATTAAAGTTATTGATGGTCATATGTATGATACACTAGACAACATTGAAAAAGAAATAAACAAATACAATTTTAGATGGTTAGGTATATCAGTATTTTCTTTTATGCAAAAAGAAGATGGCCTAAAGTTAGGTAAAAAATTTGAAAATGCATTTTATGGTGGATCAGGAGTTGATATAGATTGGCCTACAAAATATTATATAACAGGAGAAGGAGAGTATGCCTTACGAGAATTTTTAAATGGCAACTTTGATTATCCTGGTATCAATGGAAAAAAACCAGTACAAATTGAAAACATAGAAGACTTACCACCACCAGATTATTCAGACGTAATACAACATCAAAATTATAGGAAATTTGTAATATCAGGATCAAGAGGTTGTGTTCGTAACTGTACCTTTTGTGATGTTGCAAGTATATGGCCTAAATTTAGATGGAAGACAGGTAAGAAAATCGCTGATGAAATGCACCATGTTTCTGAACAAACAGGCACAAAAAAAATACATTTTTCAGATTCATTAATTAATGGATCAATGAAACACTTTAGGGACTTATGTGCTGAGTTATCAAGTAGACCTAAAAAAATAAAATGGGAGGCACAGTTCATTGTTAGATCCGCCAAAACTTTTTCACAAGAAGACTTTAATAATTTAAAAAACTCTGGTTGCAATGGTTTAGAAATGGGTTTAGAGGCAGGTAATGAAGAAGTTAGAAATCATATGAGAAAAAAATTTACAAACGAAGATATAAAATACTTTGTTGACAACCTTGGAAAACGGAATATTACTATGAAGTTTTTACTTATTGTCGGATATCCTACGGAAACGGAAAAAATGTTTGAAGATACTCTACAACTTTTGAGAGATTATAAAAAGTATTCACATTTAATAAGTATATCTCACCACGTGATGATGACTTTTAAAAATACTCCATTAGATTTTGAACATAGAGAGTTATTTGATAGTGAGTTTGGTTTTAAATGGAAGAATAAAAACTCTAATTTTGATATAAGATTTGAAAGATTTATAAAACTTTATGAATTAGGAGTTGAACTAGGTTACCAATTCCAAGAACATTGTCTTGAAAAAATTGAAAGATATAAATCTGATAAACTTAATGAAGATAGAAGATCAATTGGATTTGAACACCCTAAAAAGAAAAACGAATTACACATACAATCTTAACAAATTTCCATTATAAATAATGGTATGGCAGGAATAGCAAATTTAACAATAGATCAAGGCTCTAATTTTACTTACGACCTAGAAGTCACTAATGCTGACGGTACAGATTACGATCTTACTGGTTTCACAATGGTGGGTAAGTTGGCTAAGGGATATGCAACAACGTATCCTCGGACAATATTTTCATGTACTGTTGATAATCCAACAGAAGGTGTGGTAACTGTAAGTTTAACTGCCGATCAAACAAAAGCATTATCACCAGGCCGTTGGGTATTTGACGTTGTCGCTACTCACGCTGATAGTACGGTTACTCGTTTATTAGAGGGTATTGCTGTTGTGACTCCGTCTGTAGTAAAAGCTTTTTAAATATTATATTCGTATACAGCTTTATTCAATCCTTTATTAACAAGTTTAAATCCTGCTTTTCCCATAAAGCCATTTAAAACACTCCATCTTAAACCTGAAATATCATCAAATATCCAAAATGTTTGATCTGCTTTTTTTTGATTGAAGAAAACGGCTTCTCTCATAACACTTTTAGTATCATGTGGACCGTCAAAGTGAACAAGTTCATAATGAGTTATCATATGTTTCTTTTCTTCATAAACAGGATAACCATCACTAAATCTATTAAAAAATTCTGTATCTTCAAAATTAACTAGATGAAATTCTGGATATTCTTCAGCAAAGTTTATTAATGTTGTCTTTTTCATTAAGTTATCATAGTTAAACTTTCTTGCCAATACACTATCAGAAGCTGCATAGTCAATATCACCATATGGGTCTATACCTAAATGATTTAATCTAATGTTAGGATGAAAATTTCTATATGCGTCTATAATAGTTTTACTACCTAATCCTAATCTAACGCCAAGTTCTACACTAGCACCAATAGGATTTTTTAAACTTTGTACTGCTTCTGCTAATGAAGTATACTCTACACTATCGCCTGTAAATTTCTCTCCTTCATTTACTTCTAATGCATATTTACCAGTTTTAGGATCAATACCTGGATAAGTTCTTTTTATTTTTTTAGATGTACTATCATCATATCTAGCCAAAGGCTTGGAAAGATTGGCAGTTTTTGGGTGCAATGTTTTTTGTACAGGTGCAGGTACAGCTGTAGCTTTTGGAACTCCTCCTATTTGAATAGGTGCTCGTACCTCTTCCTCAATCAATGGTTTGTTGTTTTGGATTTCTCCTACTTTATATGTACTTGCTCCTGTGTGTTCACAACGTATTGTAGTATCAGCAAAAATTTTAAAACCATTTAACTGTACCTTTCTACAAAAATCAACATCTTCGGATACTGTATTTTTATGATCTAATGCAGAATGATATGTGTAATAAGGATAACCAACTTTTCTTAATACATGACCTTTAATTAGAGCACAGCCCATACCACAGGCCACTATCTCTACCAAAGGAAGATTTTTAATTCTTTCCCAAGGAATACGTTTAGAACCACCATTTTCTTTAGCCTCATAAATTTCTAAAGAGTGAGTTCCTGGTATTCTTTGAATATAAAGACCTGAAACAATATCTTTATCATGTGATAACAGTTTAACTAACGTATCTTTTTCAAAAGATATATCACTGTCTACAGAAAATAAATAATCGTAGTGGGTTGCCCAATGTGCTATTAAATTTCTTATTTGATCTATTTGATATCCAAAGAAAAATTGAAATTCAACTTTATATCCTTGTGGAATAATAAGATCATATATTGATTTGTATGTTGTTGGTTCTATGTACTTGTTTGTTGGTATGGCTATTAATATTTTTTTTATTTTCATTGGGTAAGTATCCTATTTGCATTTTTTGTTTGTTCGTCACTGTTAATTTTATAATCATTTAAAGGATTAATATCATTATAAGAATATACTATATCTGTTACAACTTTAATTTTAGCGGGATCAGCTTTCTCAATTAGAGTATAAAATATAGAACCATCACCGCCGGCTCTGTACCATTTTTTATTTTCATCTTGGAAATTACTATCATCTACGTCATCTAAAAGACCTGCTTTAAATGTTCTTAAATGGGTGTATGGCATATTCCAATTAAATTTATATTTTCTATATTCTCTTTTTTGTTTAACTTCCTCTGGATAGTTTTGTGCTACTAAAGGTATTTTGTCTACCTCTGACCAACATGATCCATATGAAAATTCTGTAGTGCCGTCATAAAGGTTATTATAATATTGTAATATTTGATTATCATTTATAAAAGAGTCATCACCATCTAAAAACATTACTATATCATCTTTGGCATTTCTACCTTTGTACTTCTTTTCAAACTGGCGATATATTCTTATAGTTTCTATTTGGTTACAAACAGCTCCTTTATTAACTTCATTTCTAATAATTTTTATCTTATCACTTTCATATTTTTGGGCAATGTAATGTGTATTATCCGTAGAAGCGTCATCAATTATAATCATTTCATAATTATCATAGTCTTGTGAAATAACTGACTTAATACATCTATCAATATATTTATCAGAGTTATAAGTAGGCGTTATTATAACTATCTTTTGTTCTGGTTTTCTTGGTAAATAGTTTTCTTCTAAATTTGTAATTCTTCTACCAAATACTTTTCTGACTCTAGAATTAATGTGACTTACTTTTCTATAATCTTCTTTTGATAAGTAATGGCCTAATTTTTTAAATAAATGTTGTTTCCATTGTAAGGCAACCGTATCCCAACCAACACAACCTTTAATTTGATTACAAGCATATTGTTTTTGTTGGTGTAAATATCTATTGTGATGAGCCTTTATTACAGTGGTGACAAATCTATTTATTTGGTTTACTTTAGGAATAGATGGAAATAAACTATTAGGTTCTATTGCATAATCTATTAAATAACAAGCTTCACTAACTGCTGTTTCTTCTAAAGCACCAAAACGTGTACCAATGATAGGTGTATTATATGCTATTGCTTCTAAAGATGATATACCAAATGTTTCAGGAAAGGCACCTGGAAATAATTTATAACTTGCCATGGCCAATATATTTGCTATTTCATCTTGTCTAATAACGCCTGTAAATGTTACACTTAATTTTTTATAAAGAGGATTGTTTTTCAATATAGTCCATTCTTTTCCTTGAGCATCCATTTGTCCACCCTTAAATGTATAAAAACCACCAATACATATTAATTTAGCTTCAGGTATTTTTGCTTTTATTTTTGGCCATATATCCACAACTAAAGGTTTCATACCTTTTGTGTAAGCTGCATTGAAAACATATAAGTGAGGATCCTTTTTTCTTATATCAATATCATTTCTATAGGTTACTATTCCATTTCTAGTTTGAAAAAATTTATGTTTTAATACTTCCATGTTTCTTCTTTTACCATGGTCACAATTTAAAACATAAGTTGAATGGAAATCAGACAAAGTAAATATTTCATTTATATGTTCATTTACAAGTAAGCTTTCTAATAAGTGATCTCCGGTTGCAAATGTATCATGCATCCACATTACTTTCCATTTTGCATTTTGAACTATTGCAGAATACCTTCTAGGATTGAATTGTTTGAATTGGTTGTATAAAGTACTTGGTAAAAATGGAACGATTGTTCTTAAAGATATAACAACATCAAAACTAAAATCACTTTTATAATCAAAAATTGAATTATCTAAATATTGTACACCATCATAAATACCTTCTTTTGCAAGATTAGGATCACTTAAACAGTTATTAAATATAGTAACTTTGAAACCGAATTTGGCTAGTTCTCTAGCCATTAAGATAGTCGCAGACTCGGAACCTCCAAGGCCACGTTTCTTTAAAGTGTCTCCATCATAGGGAAGACCAATTATATCTAAAAATGCGATAGAAATCATTTATAATTTTTCATTTTGAGTATCAATTCACTACAGATTATTTATAAATATACTATAACAGAGTTACAAAAAAAAGTCAATGCTTGGACTTAACATGAGGGGGATAAGAATTAAGACATGCCAGTAATTAAAGGCGCAGGAGTAAGAGTAGGCCTAGGGCGTATAGGTTATACTGGATCGGCGGGTACAGCAGGTTTCACAGGTTCATCTGGAGCTGCTGGAGTTGCAGGCTCACCCGGTGGTTATTCCGGTTCACAAGGATATTCAGGATCAGTCGGAGGTTTAGGTTATACAGGATCAGCAGGTGCAGGTTACACTGGATCAGCAGGTGCTGTTGGTTATACTGGATCAAAAGGCGATCTAGGTACAGTAGGTTTCACTGGATCAGTAGGTGCAGGATACACAGGATCAAAAGGTGTTGATGGTACAGATGGTTCGGATGGCGCCGTTGGTTTTACAGGATCAACAGGTGCAGGTTTCACTGGTTCAAAAGGTGATATTGGAGCTACAGGTGCAATTGGATTTTCAGGTTCAAAAGGAGATACAGGAGCTGCTGGTGTAGTTGGATTTTCAGGTTCAAAAGGAGATACTGGAGGTTTAGGTTTTACTGGATCAACAGGTGCAGGTTTCACAGGATCAGTTGGTGCTCAAGGACCAGGTGGTGGTTATACTGGATCAAAAGGAGATTCAGGAGCTGCTGGTGCAGTTGGTTTTACAGGTTCAAAAGGAACTTTAGGTTATTCAGGATCAAAAGGAGATTCAGGAGCTACAGGTGCAGTTGGATTTTCAGGTTCAAAAGGTGATTTAGGTTATTCAGGATCAAAAGGTGACGCAGGAACAGCCGGCGCTGTTGGTTTCACTGGTTCAGTAGGAGCAGGATTTACAGGATCAGTAGGTGTAATTGGTTTTACTGGTTCAGCAGGTACAGGTACAGGTTCTCCATTTGTATTTACAACTTCAGGAGATTATAGAACACTTACAGGTTATAAAGAAGGTAGTACAACAAATACAATTAGAACAGCAGAATTTTCAAGTGATCTTTTAAGATTAACTTTAGCAACATTTACTCCAACTTTTTCAGCAAGTAGTTCTCCAACTTCTCCAAAATGGGATCAACCAGTTACAGGATTTTCTGTATCAGTAGATAACCCTAGTGACGTTACATCGGATTTTATAAGTTCAGTTTACTCTATCACTCAAACAAGTGGAAGTGTTAACGGTACTTTAAGTAATTATTCAGCAGGTAGTTATTCATCAACGCCAGCTGGTGGTGTAGATTGGAATCAATCTTTCACTACAAACAATTCAAGTTCATTTATTAGATCAACATCAACTACTCGTACTGGTGGTTCAGCAGGAGCTACAATTAAATTTAATCATAACGATGGTTCTGAATCAGAATATACAGTTTCAGATACTAGTTTCTCACTCAATTGGGGAACAGCTTCTCATAGTTTATCTAAAAGCAATGTTTCAGGCGAAACATTTTTAAAAACATATTCAAGTACCTCTTACTCTACTAATGTAAGTAATATTTTAACTAATAGTAATACTTCACATTTGTTAACATCAGCAGGAGGTTCTTTGAACAACACATCAGGAAGTGGATACGTTAGTGGAACTTTTACGTTTACTGATCCAATACATAAGAATAATACTGGAACAACACGTACAATTTCAAACACAACGACTTTCACTAGACCTGTAAACGTAACCGGTTCATCGTACACCGACACGCAATCATCAACAACTTCAAACGTATCTGCTACATTTTCATATCCAAGTTTTTGGATTTGGAGTACAAGTGTAGGATCCCCTCCCACACTTACAGATATAATAGATGATAGTACGTCAACCGGTTTCGACTCAGCAGCAAATCAACTAGCCAATCAGACTCATGATTTTTCCGTCCAAGCAGTGAACAATAGTGATTCTAATCCTCGTGCTTTTTGGTTTGCTGTCAGGAATTCGGTTACACAACCAACAACATTTAAAACTGGTGCTAGTGCTGGATTATTAAGTGATGTATCTACTACAGATGGTGGAACAATTGGCTTAATACAAACAGCAGCGCCATCAGGATTCGTTGCTGAAGATTATCACTTATACGGATTTACTTTACAACCAGGAACAACATATGTGGAGATTAGCTAATGGCAAGTAATTACGATGGATTAACCCGAAACGTCTGGCCAGGTACATGGAGTACCGGCACTAATGCTCCAATTGTATTAGATACAGAAGTTAGAGGTACACTCCATTCCATAACAGGTAACGTTAGTGATAGATTAACAGATATTGCTGGAGCAAGAATCCAGGAAGGTATGTTAGTTTATGTTAAGAACACATATACTTCCGGTTCCACAACTTACACAGGCGACAAGTATTACACTTATAAACTTTTAGGTTCAGAAGTTCGTAGTACCATAACAGGTGCTGTTCCAAATGCGGACGGTAACTGGTCATTATTCAGTACAAGTGGTGGAGTAGGTTATACAGGATCAGCAGGTGCAATTGGTTTTACAGGATCAAAAGGAGATACTGGTACAGCCGGCGCCGTTGGTTTCACTGGCTCAAAAGGAAATTTAGGTTATACAGGATCAAAAGGAGATACTGGCGCTGTAGGTTTTACAGGATCAAAAGGAGATATTGGTACTGTAGGTTTTACAGGATCAAAAGGTGCTGATGGTGGAACAGGTGCAACAGGATTTACAGGATCAAAAGGAGATATTGGTAGTGTAGGTTTCACAGGATCAAAAGGTACAGCAGGTACAGCTGGCGCCGTTGGTTTTACTGGATCAAAAGGAAATTTAGGATATACAGGATCAAAAGGCGATCAAGGTATTCAAGGTATAATAGGATTTACAGGATCAAAAGGTGATCTTGGATCAATTGGTTATACAGGATCAATTGGGTATTCAGGATCAAAAGGCGATCAAGGTGTAATTGGTTATTCAGGATCAGAAGGAAATTTAGATGTTACATTAAATTCAGTTCCACCTGCTTCAGCAGGACTTGGAGATGTTTGGATAGATGACGCAACAGGTATTCAATACTTCTACATGAATGACGGCAACAGTAATCAATGGGTAGAATTAGCAAATGCTGGTATAGTAGGATTTACAGGCTCAACTGGATTTACAGGTTCGGCAGGAACAGGAGGAAGTTCTATAACAGTTGGCAATAGTGCTGTGACAGTAGTTGATACTGGTACAGATGGCGAAGTTACTATAAAAACTGAAGGTACTGACCGTTGGGATATTACAAATAGTGGACATTTATTACCTGTAGCAAATTCAACATATGACATAGGTAGTGCTGATAGAAAAGTTAGACACTTATTCTTAAGCGATAACAGTTTAAAAATGGGAGAAAATGAAGTAAGCATTGGACTTACAAGTGATAAATTAACAATAGCAGGTTCTCATATAACAACAAGTGAATACATAGCGAATGAAGCTCCAGGCACTTTAGATATAACAAAACGTAATCACTTTATTACATCAAGTATAAATTATACACTTGCAGACGGCACTTATATAGGACAAGAGTTAATTTTCTATAAATCAGGTATAACAACATCAACATATAGCGATATTACAGTTTCTAACGCAAAAGTTGTTAGTATTGTTACAGGTGCAACAGAATTAAAAGCTTCACATATATGGAGATTAGATACTACAGGTGGCGTTTATGCCAATACCTTCTCCTGCGTATGGGATGGTACCGGTTGGTGCCTAAATGGTGGTACAATTGGTACGTAGTTAAAATAAATTTGACAAATACTGTATTATATGTCTTGTGCAGTGTTTATGTATTATAAATAGAATGTAGAAAGAACGAAACCTTTCTTACAATATAAAATAATTGATATAAGATGTATAGTATTGAATTTTTTAATTAAAAAAGACAAAACATAACAATAAATTAGGAGACAAACAAAATGGCAATAAACTTTCCAAATAGTCCCTCGTTAAACGATCTATACACACTCGGCACACGTCAGTGGAAATGGAACGGAAATGGGTGGGCGCTACAGCCGTTAACAGCAGGTTTCACTGGATCAATCGGTTACACCGGTTCTAAAGGTGATATTGGTTTTACAGGCTCTTTAGGTGCTACTGGTTTAGGATTCAACATTGCGAAGACTTATACAAGTGTTGCAGCTCTATCAGCAGACACATCACCAAGTGGCATAGTCACTGGTGAATTTGCTATAATTGAAAATGGATCACTAACAGACGCCGAAAATTCTAGATTGTATTTATGGAACGGAACAGTATACTCATATGTATCTGATCTTTCTGGTACAATTGGTTTCACAGGTTCTAAAGGTGATATTGGTTTTACAGGTTCTAAAGGAGACATTGGTTTCACAGGTTCTCTAGGAGCTACAGGTGCTCAAGGAGTTATAGGATTTACAGGATCAAAAGGTGATATAGGATTTACAGGATCAAAAGGTGATATAGGATTTACAGGATCAAAAGGTGATATAGGATTTACAGGATCAGAAGGAAACCTTGATATTACAACTGCCGCTACTCCACCTACTTCAGGTGTTGGAGAGGGAGACATTTGGGTAGATAACGCTACTGGCGTACAATATTTCTACTACAATGATGGTAACTCAACTCAATGGGTTGAATTATCAAACCAAGGTATTGTTGGATTTACTGGATCAAAAGGTGCTCAAGTAGCTACTATTGATTCATCTAATTTCAGCTCAGCTGTGACGTTGTTAATCAAAAACTCTAGTGGTGTTACACAAAAAACAATCATAGGAAACGCTACGTAATAGTAGCAGATAGTTACGTAATAATAATTATCTTTAACAGAAAAAAGAAGGAGAAAATAGAATATGGCTACACGAAACCCATTAATATACAGTGGGGGAAATTTAATTGAAATGACTTCAGCTCAGATTGACGCTGTCGTTGATAATATTGTTTATCAATATTCTCAAAGTCCGTCAGTTGTTCTGTCTGTTCAAGGTAGTGGTGGTAGTTTAGGAGCAATAAGTGATACTAGACTACAAGCAGGAACGCATTCGACTCATGCGTCCTCTTTTCCTAGTCAAGGAACAACACAAGACCCACAAACAGTTACAGTTAACTATGACAAAGTAGAAGAAACAGTCACTCCCGGTTCGCCGACAGCTGACTCAGGCAAAACTTGGCCAATTTACTACACAAGTGGTGGAGAAGTTCAAGCAATGCCTTTAGCAGATATTAAGGATACGTTCTTACATCCTGCTATTGATCTACTTACAGCAAGTACTACAACAACGCAACAAGGGGGTACATATTTTGTATCAACTGCTGCTTCTGTTGCTGGTGCCACTGAAGTTAGTGGAGCATCCACGCCGATATTTGTAGACACAAGAGCCAACACAGGCTCTTATGCTGCTGGTACGATTGGATCACACGCACTTGATAACCCTACAACGATTACTAGTTACTATTTACAAAGAGTAAATGGTGCTACGTCTTCATACGCAAGTCTTTTAAATATAGACGGATCAAATGATCTACAGGAAACTGGTGCAAGTTTTGACACACTTTGTCAAGCTTGGATTAAGTATACAGCTGCTAGTTCAGGAGACGGATATACTATTAGATATAATTTCAACGGATCAGGAACGACAAGAGGATCAGGTATGGCTAATACTATACTAGATGGTGCTACTTACGCAACTAATCAAGTTGGAGGCGATGATTACAGAGCTCAGGAGTTCCCTGGAGGATCAACATCCACAGCGGCAACTCACGTATTAAAGATTGTAAAAGCATAATCTAAATACGCTAGTAATTAACTAAACGAAATTAACCCCCGGCACTTCGGTTCCGGGGGTTTTTTATTGGAAAATAGCTTACTTAAGCATTGTATAAATATTATAAATATGGTGAGAGAACAATTAAAGGATAGAAAATGCCAAGCATAAATTTTCCGAGTGGTCCGTCGCTCAATGATACATACAATCTAGGTACTCGTACTTGGAAATGGAATGGTGAGGCGTGGGCTTTACAACCACTAACAGGTGGTTTTACAGGATCGCAAGGATTTATAGGTTATTCAGGTTCAAAAGGAACCTTGGAAGCAGCTTCAGATAATACATTAAACAATAATATTAAAGTAATATTTGGTGACGCTGGTGAACATATCTATGGCGATGGTACAGATTTAAAAATAATATCAAGTGGTAATGTTTCAATAACAGGTTCTCTAACATTAAGTAGTGGAGTTACCAATTCAACAAGTATTCAGATTAAAGATTCAAGTGGTAATGTATTAAAAACTATGTATGGTACAACAAGTTAATTAAGGATAAATATAAACATGGCAACACCAGCAACAAGAGAACAATTAAAAGATTACGCTTTAAGATCATTAGGTCAACCAGTTATAGAGATTAACGTTGATGAAGATCAATTGCAGGATAGAATAGATGAAGCTATGCAATACTATTCTCAATTTCATATGAATGCAATAAGAAGATGTTATCTAAAATACGAATACACACAAACAGATTACGATAGAATTGTAACAAATGGAGATGTTTCAGAATCAATAACTAAAACTGGTATTACAAATACTTGGAAAGAAAATCAAAATTATATAATTGTTCCTGAAACAGTTATTTCGGTTACAAATATTTTTCCATTTTCAAGTAAAGGAAGTTTAAATTTATTTGATGTAAGATACCAAATGAGATTAAATGATTTGTATGATTTTTCTTCAACATCGGTAGTTAACTATGATGTTGTATTAAGACATTTAGATTTTTTAGATCATATTTTAGTAGGTGAAAAACCTTTAAGATTTAATCAAAATGATAACAAATTATTTGTTGATATGGATTGGAAAGAAGATTTAAGAGTCGGTGAACATTTAGTTATAGATTGTTTTAGAAAATTAGATCCAGCAACTAATACCGATATATATAACGATCAATGGTTAAAAAGATATGTAACTGCTTTGTTTAAAAAACAATGGGGAGCAAACTTATCTAAATTTAATGGCGTTGCTATGATAGGTGGAGTATCACTTAACGGAGGTCAATTATACTCCGAATCACTAACAGATATAGAAAAATTAGAAACAGAAATTAGAACAACATTTGAAGAGCCTCATAACTTTCTGATAGGGTAAACAACTATGGTAGTAATGAATCCATATTTTCAGTCAGGCGATGGTATTGGGAATGCATCCGAAAAATATCTTTACGAAGATTTAATCATAGAAGGATTAAAAATATATGGTAATTTAATTTACTATATGCCAAGAAGTATTGTAAATCAATCTTTGGTTTTAGGTGAAGATGTTAATAGTAAATTTAAAAATGCTTTTCCTATTGAAATGTATTTTGAAAGTACTGAAGGATTTGCAGGTCAACAAGAATTAATTAGTAAATTTGGATTAGAAATTAGAGAAGATACAACTCTAATGGTTTCTAAAAGAAGATTCCATAATAAAGTAAACGTAAAAACAAATTTAGAAGTACCAGGTAGACCTAACGAAGGAGATATTTTATTCTTTCCTTTGATGAATAGTTTCTTTGAAATTCAATTTGTAGAAGATCAGGAACCTTTCTTTCAATTAGGTAATTTACCTGTTTATAAATTAAGAGTTACACGTTGGGAATATGCAAACGAAACAATTGCTACTGGCGTTGCAGGTATTGACGCTAAAGAAGCTAAATATTCTGTAAACTTATTAGTAGATAGATTTACTTTAGAAGATGAAAAAGGTACAGTACAATTAGAACAAGATGACACTAAATCTGGTAATGCTAATTTCTTAATTAATGAAAGTTATGACGCAACAAAAACAACTGTACAAACTCAATCTGATTATGCACAAAATTTAGATTTAGATACGGCAGCCGGTTTTGATACAGAATCCGTAACAGATGATGTATTAGATTTCACTGAAAGAAATCCATTTGGAGAGGTAGATCAATAATGTTTGGAACACCATTTTACAATGAAGGATTAAGAAAGATTATAATTGCATTTGGACAATTATTCAATAACATTGTTATAGAAAATGTCAATAGAACAACAGGCGCTGTTACAAAAAGAATAAAAGTTCCTTTAGCATATGCACCTAAAGAAAAGTTTTTAGTTCGTTTAGAACAACAACCAGATTTAACTGATAGATCATTTGCAATAACTTTACCAAGAATAGGATTTGAAATATCAGGATTACAATATGATCCTAGTAGAAAGTTAACAAGAGTTCATAAATTTAGAAAAACAAAAGTAGATTTATCTAGATCACAATCAGCCGCTTTATTAGATAGAGTACAAATGGAAGATGAGAGTGGTCTTATTATAAATGAAAAAGCAAATGCTACTACAGGTCATGCAGAATATATATTACATGAAACAGATTCTAGTGGTTTAACTTCTTCAGGAGCAAAAAATAGTTTTAACTATACACCTGTACCATATAACATAAGTTTAAATGTTTATGCCTTTACAGCAACTGCTGAAAATGGTTTACAAATTGTAGAACAAATTTTACCTTTCTTTCAACCAGATTATACGGTTACAGTAAATGTTTTACCTGAAATGAATATAAAAAGAGACGTACCAATTATTCTTAACACTATTAATTATGAAGATAGTTATGATGGTGCTTTTACAAATAGAAGAGCAGTAATATATACAATGAATTTTACAGCGAAGACATACTTATTTGGTCCTACTTCTAATCAAGGTGTTATCAAAAAAGTACAATCAGAATTATATACATCTTCAAATTGGGATACTGCTTCACGTGAAGAAAGAATAATAGTTGTGCCTGATCCAATAACAGCTGACGCTGATGATGATTTTGGATTTACAACAACTATAAGTAATTATACCGATGGTAAAAAATATAACCCAAAAACTGGACAAGATGAGTAATGGAAAGAGATAGACATAGACAACTGAATGAACATACTGCTAAAAATAATAGAGAAAAAAAAACTTTAGAATTAACTAAAAGTATGAGAAAAGAAGTTAATATTGGTGCAACAGGTACACAAAAATATAGAATTAAAGTAGGACCTAATAAAGGTAAAGTATTATAATGAACAATATAGAAGACAAAGTAAATGAAATTTTAGGTATTGAGACTGCAACTGAAAACGCTGTGGTAGAAAAAAAAGAATTTAAACCTCTAGTTCCTAGAGTTGAAGATAAAGATAAGACAGACGTAGATAACGATTACAAATATAGTAGAGATAACTATTTCCATTTAATTGATAAAGGTAATGAAGCTATTGATGGTATATTAGAAATTGCAAAGGAAGGTCAACACCCTAGAGCATATGAAGTTGCAGGACAATTATTAGGACAAGTTGCAACTACAGTTGATAAATTACAAGACTTACAAAAGAAATTAAAAGAATTAAAAGAAGTACCAAAGATTGCAAGTACAA